TCCAACTAAAGAAATGGGTGGTGGTTCTGGATTGAAATATGCAGCTTCATCTATTATATTCTTATCTAAGAAAAAAGATAAAAATGGTACAGAGGTTGTCGGTAATATTGTTCATTGTAAAAACCACAAGTCAAGATTGACTATTGAGAACAAAATGGTTGATGTTCGTTTATCTTATGAAACAGGATTAGACAGATATTATGGATTGCTTGAACTTGCAATCAAACATGGTATCTTCAAACAAGTATCAACTCGTATTGAATTACCAGATGGCACTACACAGTTTGGTAAGACGATTAACAACAATCCAGAAAAATACTTTACAGAAGATGTGATGCAACAGATTGATGACATTGCTAGTAAAGAATTTAAGTATGGTCAAACAGATGTACCTCTCGAAGATGATGGAGCAATTGATGTACAAATATAATGAAGATGCTACTTTAAATGAATTAAAGAAGTATATTGACTCCACTTATGATGCACACTATAGTAAGGATAAATTCCAAGCTACAGAGTTCATTATAGATGGTGGTCATGGTGAAGGTTTTTGTATCGGGAACATACTCAAGTATGCACAACGCTATGGAAAAAAAGATGGCAAGAACAGAAAGGACTTGCTAAAAGTAATACATTATGGTATAATAGCATTATACGTCAATGAATTGGAGAATTTAAATAATGAAACTAAGTAACTATACAACTTCTGTATTGAAGAACTTTTCGACTATTAATCAAAATTTAGTGATTAAGGAAGGAAACACAATAACAACAATGTCTGCAATGAAAAACATTGTTGCTAAAGCTGAAGTGGAAGAAACATTTCCACAACAGATTGCAATCTATGACTTGAATGAATTTCTAGGAGCATTGTCTTTGTTTACAAGCCCTGTTTTAGATTTCAGTGATAACTATGTTATGATTAGTGAAGAAAACAAACCTACAACCAAGATGAAGTATTTTTACTCTGACCCATCTGTTGTAACTAGTCCTAACAAAATGATTACTATGCCTTCTAATGAAGTGAAGTTTACTATGAGTAGTGAAGATTTATCTAGACTAAAGCGTGCAGCTGGTGCAATTGGTGCGCCTGATATGGTTTTAGAAAAAGATGGTTCTAGTTCATCACTTACTGTAAAAGATAAAAAGAATGATACTGCTAATAATTATTCTCTTGATGTTGATACTACAAGTGAAGGTGAGTTTAACTTCTACTTTAAAGTAGAAAATATGAAACTTCTTGATGGTAATTATGATGTAGAGATTTCATCTAAAAATATTAGTCACTATACAAATAAAAGTACTGACATAGAATATTGGATTGCACTTGAACCCGAATCAACTTACACTGTTTAATTTAGGTACACTATATAATGGAAAAATATTTATGGGTGGAACAATATCGCCCAACAAAAATCAGCGACTGTATTCTACCAGATGATTTAAAAGACACATTTTCTGAGTTCGTTAATAATAAACATATACCAAATCTAATTTTATCAGGTGGGCCTGGCGTAGGTAAAACTACTGTCGCTAAGGCTATGCTTGATGAAATTGGTTCAACATATATGATGATTAATGGTTCAGAAGAATCTGGTATTGATGTCCTGAGAACTAAAATTAAGAACTTTGCATCTACTGTATCCCTCGAAGGTGGACGCAAGTATATCATCTTAGATGAGGCAGACTATCTTAACGCACAATCTACTCAACCAGCTCTGCGTGGTTTCATGGAAGAATTTCATAAGAACTGTGGATTTATTCTTACTTGTAATTATAAGAACCGATTGATACCACCATTACATTCTCGTTGTAGTGTTATTGATTTTATAATTCCAAATGACCAGAAACCTAAACTTGCAAGAGATTTCTTTGATAGAGCAAAGGATATTCTGAATAAAGAAAATGTAGAGTTTGAACCTAAACCTGTTGCAGAACTTATGAACAAGTTCTTCCCAGACTGGCGTAGAGTATTAAATGAATTACAAAGGTATTCTTCATCAGGTAAAATTGATGCAGGAGTGTTGGTAAATTTATCTGAATCTAATATCAACGATCTAATGATATCTCTGAAAAATAAAGAGTTTACTAATGTTCGTAAATGGATTGTACAAAATTTAGACAATGATCCTGTGCGTGTATATAGACGTATTTACGATAGTTTATATTCTAATTTGGACGCTAGTACTATTCCTCATGCTGTTGTTATCATTGCTGATTATCAATACAAGGCTGCATTTGTATCTGACCAAGAGATTAATCTGTTGGCATGCATGACAGAATTGATGGGTCAGGTGAAGTTTAAATGATATTATTACCAAATAAAAAATATAATATAATCTATGCCGATCCGCCTTGGCACTTTAAATCAAGAAGTGAAAAAGGAGATGGTAGAAATGCTACTCAGCATTATGATTGTATGTCACTAAAAGATATATGCAATATGCCTGTTAAAGAAATAGCAGATAAAGATTGTGTATTATTAATGTGGGTTACTGATCCATTATTAGAAAAAGCATTTAAAGTTATTGACGCTTGGGGATTCACTTATAAGACAGTAGGATTTACTTGGGCAAAATCAAACAAAACTAATATGGGAATGTTTACAGGATTAGGATATTGGACTAGATGTAATCCAGAAATGTGTTTACTTGCAACAAAAGGTAAACCTAAAAGAGTTAGTAAATCTGTAGCACAATTAGTTATAGATCAGCGTAGAGAACATAGTAGAAAACCAGATAGAATCAGAAATGATATAATTGAATTATGTGGTGATCTACCTAGAATAGAATTATTTGCTAGACAAACATTTGATGGTTGGGATGCATGGGGTAATGAAGTATAATGTACGAACTTAAAGATTACCTTAAAGAAATTAACACAGATAAAAACCCTCTGATGGACACAGATGATGAAATGTGGGAAAAGAAATATCCTGCTTTTATCGTAAACAAATGTCTAGCACCATTTCCAGATACTATCCACCTAGTTAACGAAATGAATCTCCACAACCACCTTGATAAAAAACTACAATTTGATTTTTTACTAAATAGTCTAAGAACAAGGAAAAGATTTACTCCTTGGCTGAAGGCGAGTAAATTAAATAATCTAGAGTATGTTAAAGAGTATTATGGTTACAATAACGAAAAAGCAAAGTCAGCTCTTAAAATACTTAATGATGAACAGATAAAGGCTATCAAGGATAGTTTGAATAAAGGTGGAAGAAATGGAAAGCATTAACTGGACACAGGGGCAGATGCTTGAAGTCGTTTTAAAAGAACCAGACGATTTTCTAAAGGTACGAGAAACTCTATCTCGTATTGGTGTTGCTTCAAGAAAAGAAAAAATATTATATCAATCATGTCATATTCTACACAAACAGGGTAAGTACTTTATTGTACACTTTAAAGAACTGTTTGCATTAGATGGTAAACAAACTAACTTATCAGAAAATGATATTGCAAGACGCAACACAATCTCAAAATTATTAAAAGATTGGGGATTAGTGGAGATTCAGGCAGAACTAGAACCTATTGCTCCTCTTAGTCAGATTAAAATTATTTCATTCAAAGAAAAAGATGAATGGGCTCTTGAAACTAAATATAACATAGGCAAAAAGAGAGAAATTTAATTTTGGAACAATTCAAGTCATTTATTACAGAAGAAGAAAAACAGCAATCATATCGTTTTGTCATTATCTATAATGACCCAGAAAATATGACTGATGATTCTAAAGCAGAAGCTGAAGAAATGGCAATTGATATGATAAAGTTTGGTAATGAACTTGGACTGAAAGGTTTTACATGTAGAATTGAAGATGCATACATATCTCACAAAAATGATAAAATGTATATACATGACATTGACGATAAAGAATTTTTGATAGATGAAAATACTTTAATATTCAACAGGTCTAAATCAAATGATTTTGCAAACTGGCAAGGTCTGATGTACGAACTAGAAAAATCAGGTGCTAATGTAATAAATTCACTTGATGTTCATATACTCTGTGCTGATAAATGGAAAACATACATCAATCTAAAAAAAGTTGGTGTTAAACAACCCAACTCTCTTTTGGTAAATAGTCCAGATAAAGTAGGTGATGTGTTTAAAAGACTGAAAACAAAATTTCCAATTATTCTAAAAACACAACTAGGTACAGGTGGTATCGGAGTTGTAAAAATTGAAAATGAAACACAACTACTTGCAACCTCACAACTTATTCATAGGTTGGGTCAAGAAAGAGGCATGTTAATACAAGAGTTTATTGAACTTGATTATGATATCAGAGTAATTGTTATTGCTGGTAAAATACATGGTGCAATGAAACGACCAACTCCAAAAGGGGATTTTAGAAGCAATGTGCATCAGGGGTCTGAACCAGAAAAAATTGAATTAACTAAACTTGAAGAAGATGAAATATATAAAACAATGAAGGCACTAACACCTAGAGGTGGTTGGGTAGGTGTTGATTTAATACCAGCAAAAGATAGAGAAAAAGAACGACCCTATTGCCTAGAAGTTAATTCTCAGCCAGGCACAGTAGGATACAACACAATAATAAAAGGGAACATTCTTGAGGATGTTCTTAAAACATATATGAATAGAGATAATTGGAAAAAGTATGAATAAATTTATAGTTGATGCATTAAGAAAAAAATATGAATATCAAATTGCTTTGAGTAAAGCAAATATAAAAAATTATAACGATGGCGAAACCCCTGCAAGTGGAAAGTATAACTACAGTAGTGCTGTAGATCCAGTTGGTGCTGAAATTGAAAAATTAAGCACTGCAAAAAATAATCTCAAAACTCTAAATTCAGAGTATCCAATAGATAAAAAACCTCAAATTCTTTCAGAATAACTCTTGACAATCCAACAATAACTTGGTACAATGTAAGTAATGAATGAAAAAATGCGAGGAAATAATTACTTGAAATATTTTAGATATACACTCGATGATCTTAAAAAGTCATCAGACAGAAAACTATTTGATTACATATCATTTTTCGCAGGCGGTGGTGGTTCATCTGCAGGCTATAAACTTGCTGGTGGTGATTGTAAATTTGTCAATGAATTTCAACAAGTCGCAGTAGATACTTATCTTGCAAATTGGCCAGAAACTCCACATCATATTTGTGGTGATATTAAAGCTGTTTCTGGTCAACAAATAATGGAAATGACAGGTATTAAAAAATACGAATTAGACATACTTGATGGTTCGCCTCCTTGTCCACCATTCTCTATGTCTGGTACTAAGAAAAAAGGTTGGGGCAAAGAAAAGACAGCCTATGGAATGAAACAGAAAAACATAGAAGATTTGACTTGGGAACAGATTCGTATTGCTGGTGAAATGATGCCTAAAGTAATTGTATGTGAGAATGTAAAAGGTCTTACAATGGAATATGCATCAGAGCATCTTGCACGAATGGTGAATGATTTTGAAGAGCTAGGTTATACTACAGTTTATAAAGTATTAAAAGGACATGAGCAAGGAGTTCCACAAAAAAGAGAAAGAGTATTTATTGTATCAGTTCGTAATGATGTACTTGATGCAATCAATATGCCATTCATGTGTGTTGCAAGTGAAGTGTTTCCAAACCCAGAAAAAGAGTTTGCCTCTATTGCTGATGCAATAGAAGATTTACAACTGAATGATGAAAACAAACTAGAGGCACACGAACTTGTTGCAACAATGAAAAAAGGTGCAAAGTGGAAATGGTTGAAAAGACTAGAAAAAAATCCAGATAAAGTTGTATCTGTTGGAGATGATGTAGTTAGGCCGTGGTATGATAAAGTTATTGCACATAGAATCAAATGGGGTAAGACTGTTCCAGAAGCAAAACATTCGTTCTTTCAATCTAGACGAGTGCCTTGGAATCAAGCATCACACACACTTTCTGAGCAAGGACTACAAACAAGTCTTGCTGTGCATTTACACCCAGAAGAAGACAGAGTTTTTACTACTAAAGAATCTGCAAGAATAATGACTCTCCCCGATGATTATATTCTTACAGGCACACTTAATGAGAAACTTGCAAGGATTGGTCTAATGGTTGCACCAATCTGTATGAAATATCTGGCAGACAATATCTATAATAATATATTAAAACCATATAAAGAGCTGTAATACAAATGATAAATAAATTTAAAAAAGTACTTGTTATTATCCATTAAATGTGGGATAATAGCTAGACAATTAAATGCTGGGTATGAAGGCATTTAATTCAATATTGCAACTAAAAAGGAGTACAATCTATGCAATTACTATTCGATATAAAACGAAGCCTAGCGGCAAACCCCCCTAAAAATCAACATGGAGTTGGTGTTATTTTCAATGACAGAAAACAAGGAAAGTTAAAAGACCTTGTAGTTAAAAATTCAAAAGGCATTTCTCTTCAACCAAGAGAAAAAAACATTGAAGAAAATAGAGCTGAAGGTGAAACTTTATCTTTTAAACAAGATGGGGTTTTATATAAAAAAGATGTTATGGTAGTGGAGTTACGAAAAGATGGAGAATTAGAACTCATATCTGGATTTAATCGTAGAAATTATTTAATGAAGGATTATGGCAAAGATGTAACATATTTTTATGATGTCGTTCAATTTGAAAGTCCTTTTTATAAAACTTTGTGGAAAAGAAGATATAACTCTGGAAAAGATCATAGAGCTCAAGGTGTTCCAAATACTATTGGTTCATATGTAAAAGGTTTAATTGAAGCAAAAAATGGAGATCAATTTGTTAGCACAGATGATGATGCTGTAAGAGCAGCAATTGATTTCATGGCGGATGGAAAAAAATCCCCAGAACAAATTGAAGCTATTCTAAGTAAATTTAGAGAAACAAACAGTAAAGAGGTTGGAATAATAGCTCTCAATACTGATATGGCAAATAGTTATGCAAGATTATTAGGCCTTCCAGTTAAAGGTTATCAAAAAAGTGTTAAAAACAATCCAAGATTAGAAACTGGTTTTGTAAGAGGTAGTGGAGATTTTAAATCAAAAATGGTTACATGGATTGATTTAATTGATTATTATAATCAACCAGTTCAAATTACTGGATTTGTTATGTTTGCAGAACACGACAATATTTTGAAACAAAGAACTAAATGGCTTAAAGATTTTAACTCTTTTCTTAAATGGATGGAAGATAAAGGTTTAGGACATTATTCAAAACAAATTCATTTTAAAGGATTTATTGCACAAATTACTACTGAAGACACATCTCAAGGTGGTAAACCTAAAGAACGTGGTCTAGTTGATGTGAATGGGAAAATTATTAGAGAATGATAATAATGATTGGTGGAATACCATGTTCTGGTAAGTCTACATTAATGAGAAATATTCTTAGTGAATTGGGTTCGCATGAAGATGTCGAACCCATGAAACTATTTCCATGTCAAAAGTATGGGGAT